GAAGAATGCCCGAGTAAAAGAGGAAGTTCTTGGACAAGCTCGAAAAGATAATGATGCAAAAATACGAGCTCAGAGGAGAAAAATGGAAGAGGCTCGGAGGAGTAAAGCCATTGCCGATTTGAGTGCTAAATTAGATATTTTTGCAAACCCAGAATATATAAACCCAGCTAATTTAAGGCTCAACGAGAATACCGTCAAATATCTCAAAGAAAATGAAGGAGTCAACGATGGAAATATCACGGACATGAATAATACTTTGGCGGAAATCAAGAAGAGACACGATTTTGATAAGTTCACGGTACACAAGACGCTTTTATTCAAAGTGGTAGAAACTGAAAAGGATGACGCTAATTTTAAGGCAAACTACAGACCACCCAAAGAAAACAAACCGTTGATTAAAATCCTAAATAAAGATCAATATGATAAATTATTGCAAAATTATAGGAAAGAAGTGAATGAAAAGATGGAAGAGTTGAAAAGTGGAAGAGACGCTGCGATGGAGGAGGGATGGAAGTTTCCAAATTCGGCTGAGCTGGAAACAGGCTTTACAATCTACTTGAATAATCTAAAACTTCTCAACGAGTACATGAAGCTTATGGATGAAATGGCGAATAAGGCTGTCGAAAAGGCCAAGGCTGAGGAGGAATTAAGTAAAAAGTTGGAAATATTCAAAAATGCAAAGAAAAGTAGTGGTACAGGGTTCACCCCCGACGACTTGATACTTTCACCTAAAACAGTAAACTCCTTAAAGGAGTCCTTAGACGAGTCCCAATCGGAACTATTATTTGATTTCATTAATGCCGATCTTAATAAAATTAAAGACCTTCACGCCAATCATTCTGATGTGTTGATTCGTATGTATAAAACTGTAGAAAGTAAACCGAATGAATACTATGACAGCCAAAAATTCAGGGTGAACTATGGGGTAAATGGTCGATTGTTGCAGGACATTTTGAAAAAAAAAGAATATGAAAGCTTTCTTCGAAACTATTATGAAAACGCAAAGGATAGAAGGGAGAGGCTGGAGCTTAACGATGACCCGACAGACCTCCCCCTAAAAGCATATGAAAAGGAAATAAAAAAACTACGGATGTACATGGAATTGATGAAAGCTGCTGCTGCAAAGTTGGATGAAGAGATTCGATCGCCAGAACAAAGTTGGGATCTAGAAGGAGTCACTACAAGACACTTGATTCCCTGGTGGACGAGCATTAAGGTTCTTGATGATGCTTCCGCCGATGACGATGTCACCGCTGCCGAAAATACAGCTAGTGAAGATGATGCTGATGAGGGCCTCCCCGTACTCGCGAATGAAGCGGAGGAAGTGAAAAAGGCAAAGAAGATCGAGGAAATCAACAAAAAGATTCCGAATGTAATCAAGGAATTCATTTCATATTATCCTGCTAATGAAGGTTCACCAGACAAGGATGACGGCATTCCCAGTAGAATTCTGATTCTAGAAGGAAGGCAAAAATTCAAGGATAGAATAGAAGAAATCTCGAATGAAAGTGAGGAAGTTAAGCTAAATGAAACACATAACATAATGCAGGTGATAAAGTTAGGAGAGGACATTCTTAACCACTTGGGCGCTATCGTGTATGATGCTTCGGTATCGGAACAAAAGGATAGCTTTGATTTCGGAAACGGAACTCCGGGGATGCTGAAAGATGTTCGCATTGAAAAACTTAAAGATTACCGAACGGAATTGTATAAACAAGATAGTTATGTGAATGTCATCGAGAATATAACAGTTCTGGAAGGCAATCTTGATGACACAGAAAAGGTGAGAGAATATCTTGCGGAGACGATGAACTATATATTGACGTACATGGATCAAGTAATTGAGCCGGAAATGAGTGTCAGATCTATAATTAAACTTTACAAACCACCGGAAGCCGTTGAGTTCCATGGGAAAATTAACAAAACAACAATTGAGCTTACTACTAAGGGCGGCAAACTAACAAAATATGGTAGTTTCAAGCAGGTCATTAACAAAAATGAATTTTCAGACTATGATCCGTCGTATGATGTCAACGAAATTTACAACGGAAGACAAATGATATACGCGGGGTATGGATACTCTGGTAGTGGGAAAACACACACCTTATTGAATGAGAATGATGGACTCTTGAAGAAATTACTGGACAGATATGAGCAGGGGATCGATAGTAAGGATCATTTTAAAAATTATAGATTTGAATTCGTTGAAATTTACGGCGAGATAGATGACAATACATGTCCAGAAGGTAAATTAAATAAAAACCCGCCTACCCAGAAACCCTCAATTTATATCAAAAAATTGGCCAGTGCCGATCCTGCTCCGACTGCTGCGCCGCTTGCTAAGTCTGCTGAGCCGCCTGCTAAGTCTGCTGAGCCTGCTAAGTCTGCTAAGACTGTTGAGCCTACTAAGCCTACTCAAAACAGCACAAGGAACAGGATGACAGTGCGACGAGTTGTGCAGGGAGGTAGTGCCGGCGCCGAGATAGACAGGGTCGATTTCAAACCAGACCTCGGGATTAGAGAAAAGCAGCGATTGGCATTCGAAAACATGGACCAATTGGTTGCATTTATCAACAAATTGTCTGAGTTTCGTCAAGATCCAAATAACTATAATCCTAAGGTTCCTAGGGTGAGGGTTACTCCTAACAACCCCGAATCAAGTCGAGCACATTTAATCATCAATGTATATGACGACACGATGGTCAAAGATTCCAAAGACTCCTCAGTGAAACGCGGAGACGCAAGAGTAAGCACGGCGCAGCGATTCGGACAGAATATTGGGATTACGGGTATTAAGAGACGATCTTATAAGCTGATGTTTTCTATACTTGATATGGGAGGGTCAGAGGAGGTCGACGACATTCGGGATATGTATTATAATAAGATTACTGACATGTATAAATCGAAAGAATTTGCAAAAATATTCAAAGACGTTATGACAAATCTCTCAGAGATTCAGACGAGTCAATTACCTAAAAATGAGCTAAAAATTAAGGATGTGTTTGACGTTGATCAAAAATTCATGACAGGTGGGGCCGCTGATAGTGAATCTGATGGCGAAGTGGGCGTATCTGGGGAGGAGTTTGAGGAGGGCGCCGATGAAATAGTAGCGAATCGTCCCCGAGGAAATATAGTGACGGAATTATTCAACCCTCAAGGTTTAAATCAAGAGGCGCTCCTAAAGGCCGATCAGGACGCTGCCGAGAAGGCCAAGCAGGAGGCTGCCGAGAAGCGACGGCAAGCTTTTAGAATGAAATTACAGAAATATATCGATGACCCGTTAAGGCAAAAGCAGCCCCGACAAAAGAAATTCGTAGAAACATTGAAAACCTTGGTCGGTATCTCGAGCATCAATTTACAAGAATTTAAAGCGGAAGGTTATGTCATGAAAAAGGATCAATGGCTGAAGGTATTTTCAGGGCCTAATCAACAAGAAGAATTTGCAGAATTCTTTATCGATGAAAAAGTTCAAAAGCATCTGAACGTGTATGAAGTCTTGGACCAGATACTGAATCTTCCAATACGTGATAATTCCAATTCGGGTGAGAAACCATTGAAGACCTTCTACAATGCATATTTCATTAACAGGATCATAGAAAAAGTCAACGCATCGGAAGATTTCTTCAATTTAAAGCTCCCATTAATAGAAATCAAATTGAAGAAAACATACACCGAAAAGCAATTTGAAGACGAAGAAAGAAAAAGTGTAGACCAGTTGCAAAAGAATGATTACGCTGCACATACGGATTATCTGGATTTTCTGCGGAAAAAATATTCGCTCGAAGGACAAGATGCTAACCTTGCCGTCATGAAAAAATTTCAGCTGGGAACAGATAAATTTGATAACTTCTCGACATTTTTAGAGCATCTGAAAAACAATTATGGAGGTAAAAGTTATCCTGACAAATATGATGCATTTGCGAACGCTATAATTAAGAAGTACCATTGTCCTTTGAGATTTCAAGGGAATTACATCAATAAATCTATAGAAGAATTCGGTGATCTGACAGAGAATATCAAAGGCAAACGGTACAACAAGAGTCCTGGACCGATCACGAAGCAATTATATGACGCGTTGCAAATAGATAATGACAATATACAAGATAAAAAAGTTGTGATTTTCACCTGCATCAGTACAGGTACAAGAGATAAAGATTCAATTAGAAGATCGCTTGAGTTTGCGCATTGCATAAACCCGTTCAAAAACACGTCGGGTGATTATGATGATTGTACTAAAAAGAACAAACAGAACACAATGGCCGGTGGCCAAGGGGTCCTACCAAAGGTGAATAACATCGACATGACATTATCAGAGGAATCAATGAGTATTGTTCAAAACTTAGGATTTTACAACCTGATCAAGCTAATGAGGTGGAAGTTTTACACGGAGCGCTCTCGGACAGACTCATTGGAGGTCACGGCGTTCAAGGACTATATAGCGACATTGATCCTGTGCGTCTTCTTGTTTGCAACAAAACAAGACAAGTTGGCTTTAGGAACCTTGGCTGATCAGATAATATCGATGAGCGTGTATTCTAAGTTTGATGACGACAAAGTGTTACTCTTACCTTATTACATTCCGTTCTTGTAAGATCGAGCACGTAATTTGTTATACTTTTGAACTGCAGCGGAAAGAGTTGGTATATTATAACCATTCTGCATGCATTTTGTGACAATCAACTCGGCAGACAAATGTGACATATCGGTTAGTTCATGAAGTCTTTCGTTGTTTTCGCGAAATGTATCGCAATCTATGACCGACTCTTGTAATGAGAGTTTGGCCAAGGGTACGTCAACACTTTCTACTATAAGTAGGGCATCTGCTTCAAGAAGAATCATACAAAACACGAAAAGTAAGGCATTGCAAGCCCGCTGCACGTTGCATTTATTGTCGTCCACTTTCAAACATTCAAATGGGTCAAGATGTTCAAGTTGATTGGCAACAGCAGCTGATATGATTGTGGCACGAGGGATTGATTTGAAAGCGTTTGTAGCACATGAAACGAGGCCTTTGCCTTCATTAGTTATCTCCAATCGCAGCCTTTTCAATTCTCTCAAGTCACGCGTCTTGTACAGATCTGCGAGTTCAGCGATTAATTTATTGTCAATTGGATAATTTTTCTGTAGTTCACAAGTGACATTGTACATGAAATTCATATCATGGTTGCAATATGTAGAAATATCTTCGAATGCCTGCAGCATGGCTGTTTCAACAGCCAAATATACTTCATTTACATGTGTTGCTTTTCCAGCTTTTTGATCAAAATAAATAAAGTTATCAAAACATTCTTTGAAAAAGTGTTCGTAACTGGAGTATGTTGTTTGATGACCGGATACTAGTAGGCGAGGGGGTGAGCCATTCCTTGGGTCGAAAACGGCACAGTCTAAGTAGTTTATTCCTACTTGTAAGCATGTGTCAGCTGCCTCTGTAACGTGCTTGTAACAGCTTTTCCCCATGTTTATGATGCAATCATCTTCTGCGAGAATGTTTACCAGTTCCATAATGACATTATGGTCATCTGGAATTGTATTTATAATAATTCTCGGTGAATTAGAATGAACCGCTAGATCTTTGATATAATTAAGTTCATTCAAGCTGACATCAACTAGGTTTCCAGTGTTTTCTCGCCGCATCTTTTTTACGTTAGATTTATAGTAAGGTTCATATACATGGATTTCGTCAACTTTTGATATCAATGACTTTGCAATGTATCGTCCAAACGGATTTGCTCCAATAAGTATCTTAGACATAGGTATTATTATCCATATTTTTATGAATTATCTTCTTTAAGTTAAAGTGTTTTTGTCGGATTCAGCCAATAATTCCAATTGGATAAATCCATGGGGTCCGGGAATAAGTAAATTGCAATCGGGACTCATTACAAACATAAGTGATCTGTGTTTATTTTCGAAGAAGTTGTTAATAGATTTCTTCGAAAAATATTTTATTTTCATTTTTTCGCAAAAATTGTCGAAAATCATTGTCCAGAAATGAATAGGCATATCATTTGTGTGACCTATGGCAACATTTAGAGTAACAAGATTTCCTACTGTTATATAAGCCAAATATGGTTTCATGAGTATCCATAGCAATTCATTAGAGCTTGATCGTTCTTTGTCAAAATTCAATAAATTCTGAGTGAATTGGTCCCCGAAACAATCATGCAACTTGGGGAATATTTCATTTCTCATTTTTCCCCTACAAGACCACAATGGCGTCGTATCTTTGAAATATGGGATCCTAAATTTATCAGCATACAAAAAAAGTCTCTCCTTTGTTATGCCGAGAAAAGGTCTGAATATGTAAACTCCATCGATGAGATTATGTTTTTTCAAAACTGCTAAGTCAGCGTTGTGAGTATTATTTTTGAGTACATTGGTGAAAATGTTTTCAACGATATCTCCTTTGTGATGTGCGAGATGGATTCCATCACATTTATGTTGTTCGATTATTTTACGGTAGTTATCAAACCTAATTCTTCGACTTTCTCTTTCATATGTGCTTCTCTTTGTGTTCATTCGAGTCATTCCAGTTATTTCCTCCACTACCAATTTTATGCCGCAGGTTTCACAATATTTTTTAAGAAACCTGGCTTCGTCCGCAGATTCTACTCGATTGTTGTAATTCAAATGCCATGCGACTACTTCGGCTTTTGTATGATTAGAGAGTACATGCATGAGAACCATGGAGTCTAGCCCCCCAGAAAGGGAAACAGCTATGACTTTATCATTTGCATACGCTTTTACGGTGTCAATAATGTCATCAAAATTTTCATCAGTCATGGTCTTTACTTCAAAGCATCTGTCATCAATGATGTATCTTAGCCACGGTAAACCGAAAACGGAATCCATAGAAGAAGGCATTTTTGATGACATATTATGTTTTGTTTTTAAGTTGATTCATTTGTAGTTCAATCCTTCTTTCTGCTTGTTTAATCAAACGATCATTTTTTTCTTCGGCTTGTTGGATCAACATTTTTTTTCTCCCCCAGTTAGCTAACTGTATGTTTGTATTAAATTTCATATTAGTTGTTGCAATTGTGTTCAACAAAGTGTAAGTTTTTGATCGTTGAAATATAAAATTATCAGCTTGCACAGCTTCATTACACTTTTGGAAGTTGAACGTAATATCGCCATTGCCCAATTCAGTCACGTACTTTGAGATTAAATTTTTTGCGCATTGTCTTTTCATGACATAAAATGTAGTACAAAATCTACTACGTTCCCAGCGAATCCATTGTTTGTTTGGCCAACGAGTATCTTTGAAGCATACGTGATGAAGCTGTAGTATTTCCCAGTCGCTTGGCGCATTACTTATTATTGCCGGCAAATTAGATACTTGTGGTTTCAGTTGAATGTCATCCTCGAGAATTATGATGATCTCGTCATCACCGTTCCTCAAAATATCTCTGATCAGTTTCAAATGAGATGCCATGCACGCGAATTCTTCCGGTCTAGTTTTCCTGATGATATCGGGGAGTGCTTTGTACTGAATATCACCAGGTTGCAAGGCTTCAAATCTCTTGTTTTTCATTTGGAAGAAATCAAATTGATATTCCATGAATTTACGTCTTTCAGAGTCCTTTTGTAAATTTATCCAATGGAATGTGAATTGATGTTTACCTGCAAGTTCCTTTATAACTTTTAAGGCAAATTCGTCTTTGATAACATTTTGAATATTGCATTTGATTTTATTCTGTGTTTTAAGACATTTTGCTTTCGATGCAGTATTCGATGGATGCGCAATATGTATGCATAATTCTTTCCCATTAAATGCGTATAAAGGTTCGGTAAAATCCGAAGTGAAATACCTTTCCTCATTGCGTTGGTCAGAGTCTAGGTACGAATGCTTATTTAAATAATCTTTTTTATATGCCATGATGTTGTTTTGGGTATAGTGTGGTATTGAGTGCTTAACCTCTACGCAAATTCGGGAAACTACATCATAAACCGTTGTATTTTTAACGCCAATTAGAGATACGTTATTTAATGATAATGCGTCAACTGTTTTTTGAATTCTATCTGGGAAGTAATAATCGTCGTCATCTTGCCAAACGATAATGTCCCCCCTGGCCTGCTTATTCAGGAAGTTTCTTTTGAATCCGATGGTTTGCTTTTGGAAATCATATATGTATTTTATTCTTTTGTCTTTTGACTCAAAATAACACGGATGATCTGAATCGTCGTAAATTATCAGTTCCATTTTATCTTTTGGGAAAGTTTGGACATTAAACTGGTGTATAATATATGGAATTAAATGTTGCCTATTAAAAGTTGCGCAGAGTACGGAAACAAACATTATTGGTTCTAAAATATACGGTATTTTAGAATTTTTAATAAGTGGCGCATCTGTTTGGAAAATTGATCATTGGCTTTCAGAATCTTTCATCTCTGTCCATCGCAAGATGAATATGCAAAGAAATAAGCTACCGAATAGGTAGCCTACCTGTCCCCAGTGATCCATGTAGGTGATCAAGTAAGCGATAATAAATGTTAAAACCAAAGCATGTGTTATGATAAAAAGTCTGCTTGCCAAAGAATCAACAGCGACCGCTACAAGAGTGATCGACATTAAAATGACGTTTAATATGTCGACGACCCTTCGATGTATAGAGACATTCGCGATCGCTGCAACAAGAAGTATAAATGTAAGGAATAGTGGTATAATCTTTCGGCCATCCGTTGACCTGACAATTCTGTCGGTAGAATACCATGGCATCCTTCCAGTTGATGGTGTCCTCGACACCACCTCAAGGATTTGATGCGGAATTGGCGGCTGATCAGGTGGTGGCGTTGACGAGATTTCTACCTGCACTGCTTTTACTTCTTCATTGAAAGCAACTGAAACTGTCCCATCCGGTTCATCCACTCTTAAGTATCTTTCCATATCTCCAGCGCGCCGAGTTCTGATATTTCAAAAAAAAGTTATTGTGGTTTGAAAATATCAAAACAATCAAAAAAAATAAATCAAATTTTTTTTTAAATTTGAAATGGAACTTTTATTTTTTTCACTTTTTCATGCGCATCTCGCGCGCATCTCAAGTTGTCGGAAATATCCGCTGTATCCGGGCTTGCTGGATTACGTCCACCACGGTGGATATAGTTTGCTTGTTCAAAGACGCAGAAAGGGGGGATAATGTCGCTGTCGCTTGTTTCTGATGACGTCCGTACTCCAACTCTACTTGAGTGTGTTCGGCAGGAGATAGATTGTATCTGTGGGGTTCACGGTTACGCCTTGTATGCTGAATTCGATTACCATTGTGATACATGTGGGAACTCTGACAATGCGGAATTTTACGGCAACCCCATGACTTCAAAAGCTGAATCTAAAAAACCCAGGCGCGTTCATCCCGATAAAGTGCAACCTGGTCGAAAGGAGTCCTCCGGATTCATGAGCTCATTTTTTGCACGATCATATCGCCCCAGGAGCGCGCCTTAGTGAAAATAGGTGATGTTCAAAGATCTTTGAATATCAGTTGTTGTAAAAAATGTGATAATATGTTAAAAGCGATCTAATGTATTATTCTTTTGATTCGTACGGTGATATGAAAAATTTTGAAGGCGGGAAAATAGATGCTGCTAAAAAGCAAGGTTGCCTCATTCTTGTTACTATGACTGGCTGTCCGTATTGTGAAATGATGAAACCGGAGTGGAAATCCTTCATATCAGAAAATCGTTCAAATCCAAGTTTTAATATAATCGAAGTCGAGAGGAATATGATTCATCCGATTGCAGCGAAGGACAAGGATCTGCTTCCCTTGTCAACCTTAACCGGATTTCCATCAATAAGTTTTCGTAGGCCCGGCGTGAAAGAACAAGTGGAGTTTAAAGATGCGCGTACAAAGCCTAAACTTCTTAAATTTGTGAAAGAGGAATCCAATAAATCAAAGAAGGAGCGAAAAGAAGGCGACTCTAAAAAGCAATCAGTAAAAGGCGAGTCAAGAAAGCAAGCAGTTGAAGGCCTCTATTCGATCGGGGCCAAGAAAGGAAAGCTGAAAAAGGGCTATCATTACGTTGATGGTAAACCACAGAAAGTGATAAAATCAAAAAAGTGAAATTAACTTAAAGACCAGTTGTGTTGTCTATAAGGTCAATGAGATAAATGACAATATTTGGATTCACTTGTTCCTCATGCGGAAATCACGAAGCTGGCGATTTCACAGAACGTGTAATCGTGAAAGTTGGTAATAAGTACAAGAGGGGAAGATATAATCCGTATGAATCGATACCTCACCCTCTTCTGCGTGGTTCAAAACTGTACATACCAAAAATTGAATTGGAAACTGGGGAGACAGCATATCCAGAGGAATTCAAAAAGTATTTTTCATGTTGGGGCGTGAACGAGAGTGTTGATTTAGTCGCGACCGAGATATATTGTAATGGTATGTTGGACGGAGGTGGTAATGATAGGTTCCTTTCACAGCATAGGTGCTGCTTTCCAAAGTTGGTCAATCTTTCCAAGGCATAGCTTTATCATTAGTTTCTAGTGCATGCTTTAAATACATGATCAGAAGCCAAAATTTTAATTTTAACTCATCACCTTTGAGATCAATCATATTGTCGAGTTCATCTTTAACAAATCTGTTGTATGCCTTATGACCGCCATTATGTATAATCATATGACCAGTATCACTCCAATCTGTGTCAAAGTGTTGGTTGGGCAATATACAAATATTATGCGATCCATGAATGTCAAATTTTATTTTTTCCAAAACCAGGTGTTTTCTGAATTGCTTTGGGATTATGTGATGATTTTCAATTTTACCGGTGAGGCCGTTATATTTTACTATTAGTGATCGTAGTTTTGATCTGTAACCGAAATTGTCTTTTGATCTATTAAATATGATACGGGTATTTGGGTACAGATGGGGAGAGAAAATTTTTGTGATACTCATTTAATGACTTGAATTTTTTTTTTTCACGTAGATCAGCTGTTCGGTATGGTTAATTTCATCTATCAATTGGCACTTGATGAGCTTGAATTTTGAATTCCAAATCGTGTCATTATCATAGTCAAATGTCAAATTAGATAGATCGTCTATGTTTTTGGTTTGATTTGGGCATACTAATATGGTAAATTGTTTCAAATTATTTATTTTGAATTTATCGCTATAGTATATTTCATTTTTAGCCCATTGCTCTGACCATATTGGTCTTTGATGTAGTGATTTGTAACTTGCATAATAATCTTTGTACCATAAGTTAAAGAGGACTGTGTTGGTGCTAATACTTTTTATTGTGTGTTCTAAGTAATTCTGAGAATTAAACGGTCCTTCAAATGCGCATTCAGGTGGGGTGTCTTTCATGCATTCATAGAATAGGTAAGGGCCTGTGTGATACAGACTTCCAAAAGATACACGCTTGTTTATCTTAAGCTGAAATCTGACGACGCATTCATGTATGCATTTCAAAATGTCGTCTCTGCGAGGTGCAGCTGCAATAAAACAATTTTGATATGCGTTTGGAATTCTGTCGCGGCACAAAAACAGTTGATGATCTTCTGTGATGAATTTTCTAAGAGCCGTTCTATTGATCATTTTGCAATCGATATACACCCCACCGCAAGCATATAGCCAACAATATCTGAAGATGTCTGCTTTAAAGGCGCCACTAACCAGCCCATCATACGCGTCCAAAACCGCTTTGTCGTAATGCTGTGAAATGAAATTCCTTCGAGCCGGGGCGTCAAAAAAAACGTAGTCGTACTCTGGATTTAGTAACTTTAGGTTGATAACAGTTCTATGGTGAATTTCTCCAATAATATCATCGTTGAGTGTTTGACAAATGACTTTTGGTATTTTTGATTTTTCAGATATTTTGGGCACTGTAAGTTTAAAATTAAGTTTGTGTTCGCTCACGTTGATACTTTCATTGTTCATATTGATAGTGATAAAAGCCGAATTTGAAGTGTCTTTGAAAACTTTTAGTTTTATAGGTTGCTCGATTATATCTACACTATCAAATCTAATGACATTAATTCTAATGTGCTCTTCGTCAACTTTGCTGAGTGCAATAGACATATCGACGTTTTTAGGTTCAATGACTTCGTATGAAATGTCATCATCAACTGCCTGAACGTGTCCTTTGAACTCGTTAAATCTTTTGATTCTATAGTAAGAATACGACTTTTTGTAAAGGGTGGCTCCCGATTCTGGAATGTTGTAAATTTTATCAAGCCCTGGCAAGGAAACATCATGGCATGAAATTGTAATAATATATCCATTGAGTTTGATTATTGGTAGAAGTTGCTCAACTACTACCACAGAATCACTGATAAGCATGCCATATTTTTTTTTGAACGTTTGTACATCATTAATTGCGTTTATTCCAGGTAAGTTTTTCAATGTGGCACTGTTGATAATTGATTGAGTATGATTGTTCAAATTATGATAATCAATATTGGCATGTTTGAATTTTAAAAACGGTAAAAGTTTACCTTTGTCCGATTCAATGTACAATATATCTTTTAGATGTTGGAGACTATATCTATTGTATGTTTGATTCAATCCGTGGTAGATTTTATCACACTTTTGTATATCAGTGTGTGTCAATTCAACCATTGTTACAATAAAAAGTTGTATTTTTCACAGATCAAGAGCGCACCTCAGGTTGAATCTTAAAAATTGATGGATTCTATGGAAAGAGATTCATAACACCTACTTGCGAATAATCCACCGATCAATAACTCAATTGCCTATACCATGTTCGACACCATGGACGAGAAAGCTCTCTCTTCCTTTGCGATGAATTTTGCCAAGTTGCTCGCGGGAACCCAGTCGAAACCAGCGGTTACAAATGATGCGAAAGACGCAAACCAAAATCATGAACTGTTGAAAAGCACTGTTGAATCTATTCGAGAAACTGCTGCCAAGATTGATGAATTGAACAAAGCCATGAAGGGCGACATAAAAATTCTTCAAAAGTTGCTGATTGAGAAAATCAATATTGATGATTCGACGATTGAAGAATCCCCTCCGGGTACGCCAGATATATCTGCCGATGTAAATGAGAAAAAAAATGATAAATCAAAGAAAAAGAAAAAAGTGAGCGCTTACAACCTGTTCGTTGGAAAGAAGATACAAGAGCTAGTCCGCGCTGATCCGACGCTGTCGAAAGGCGAAAGAATGAAGAAAGCAAACGAAGCTTGGAGAAATCAAACGAAGCTCAAGCCGTCAAAAAATGATGATGACAATGATAAAGTTGACGATCTATCGGACGACAAATCAGAGGACAGCCGTAATGACGAAGACGAATATTCAGATTATGATGAGGATGAAGATTCGGCCGAGGCTAACAAGGCTCTTGATATTATCAGACGTAAGCGCGCGCGTCTCGAATATGATTTCGATTGAATTCAAATTGTAAATATTCAAATTGTAAATAAAAAGTAAAAAATTATTTTTTGTTTTTTTGTTGAAGTTCATATTTATGCATCAAATCCTTTGCTAAAGCATATTCTTCTTTTGTAACGTTATCATCATATAGAGATTTTGGTAGTACACACATTTTGCTGTTACTGTCAAATATGCCGAATGCGAGAACGATAAATATGGCAGTCATAAGAAGAGATACGAATATGTCTTTGGTCGCAACAAAGAACATGCAAAATATGGTTAAGCGTCTAACAATAGTTGATTTCAGGAATGCTTCGTGGCTCTTGCTAATATCAGCGACTATGTATTTAGATCCGAAGTTGAAGAGCATCATAGTCAAACCAAAGAAAAATTTATTTTCGTTGGTAAATTTTGAAATACCCTCTATTTGTCTTAATTTCGACAACATCATTTCATTGAATTATATTGAGATTTTTTCCTCCGTTGCCTGAAAAATTGATGGATCATATAATGTCAAAGGCAAATCAACCAAAAATGAATCCAATTGATGAGTCATTTTCTTTGGATAGTAAGGATTATGTTGACCTCATGGAATCAATAGATATGGAAGCAATAGATATTCCTGAGAAAAGACGATCATCATTTGATCGTCTGACAGGGGATGCTGGTCTACGTCAAGAAGTCGCTAATCTTCGCGGCGATGTTGCAAATCTTGACAGAAAGTTGACAGACATTATGGATTTGTTGAGGATCGTTGCGAATCGAGAAGTCGAGGATATCAATCTAAATCTGAATAAAATTGACCATGTGCTCAAGGAAAATACTCAAATCAGCAACAAAATAGACAACACATCATACAGATACAGTCGCGGAGAAGGTCTCCGGTGCAAGCACTGTATCAATACATACAAATATGAGAAATCCATGAGAAAGCACTATCTAAGAGATCACCCTTTCGAGAATTTCGATAATGACTTTTGCAAGCCGCGTGAAGAAAATCATTTTACTTCTGATGTACGAAGTATGAGATGAAATTGTTGTATGTATTGTGCGTTTGGTATGATGATTTAATTTCTAAGGTTAGAGTAGGCATTGTCTCGGCAGGTGTCGAGCTTTGGCTCGCTCGTATGCTTATTGTATGTAATGCATATATATTTACTATATAGCTTCTATAGCTCAGCTGGTTAGAGCGTTCGCCTTGTAAGCGAAAGGTCACGTGTTCAAATCTCGTTGGAAGCAACTTTTTTTCATGTTGTCATATATCATTAAATGATATACGCTTCTTTTTTAAGCGCAGGCTCGTTCTTAGATAAAAGTGTTTCAGGATTTCTTAAATATTTTTTCCGTGAATTCATAAATTTTAGAATAGATAGTGGTTTTCCCGCGGTTTTTTCCACATCTAATGCATACTCATTGACAAATTTTTGTGAGATTTTGATTGACGATCCCACATTTTTTTGCGTATTTGTGAAGACAGCCTGATCTTGCTCAAGCATATTTTGATCTTTATCTGCATCTGTGAGTTCAGAAACTTGGCATTCGCTGCCACTTACAGCATCGAACTTTTCAATTAATGTTGTCAACTCATCGATAGTGTTATCTTTAATTTTCGCGAATTCAAAAAAATATCCGTTTGAATTTTCTGTGATCGCCTCGTTATTTCTACGAAGGACATTAATAATTTCAAAGCTGAACTCCGGTGATTCGATCAACCTAATAATATCTTCTCTTGTCACAGTCATGAAGTATTTATTGATATATTCAGTAATTAACTTTTAAATTGATTTTGAAGAAGATTTAAAATGTACAATTGCGAATTTTAAATTTGGTTTAAATATAATCATGAGTTATCAGAGAAAATCAGGCAGAAGAGGACGTCGTGGGCGATACTCCGCGGCTTCATCATACGAAGAGTGCACATGGGGTGACGAGCAATTTGAGATGGACGATATTGAGAGCCCAGCGGCAGCAACGATCATTCCTAAAAATGAGACGCAGGAACAGTACAATAGTTTGCTCTACAATGTCAACACGAAAATTATTTTCGCGACTGGACCAGCTGGCACGGGTAAAACATTACTTGCGTGCCATGCTGGAATAGTCGGGCTAAATGAAGAAACGTTCAGTAAAATGATAATAACACGTCCTGTAGTATCGGTTGAGGAAGACATCGGATATTTGCCTGGGACTCTAGAGGATAAAATGGACCCATGGGTACGACCATTCATGGATATATTTGCGGACTATTACTCACAAACAGCGATTCAATATATGCTAAAGGAAAAAATAATAGAAATATGTCCACTAGCTTATATGAGAGGTCGTACGTTCAAAGACGCCTACATAGTAGCAGACGAGATGCAAAACTCTAGTCCAAATCAAATGAAAATGATTTTGACACGCCTTGGCGAGGGTAGTAAAGCTGTAATAACAGGAGATTTAAGACAGCATGACAGGAAGTATTCTGAGAATGGTCTCAAAGACATTTGCAGTAGGCTCGATGGCAAAAAATACAAAAGAATGAGTATGATACACTTTACATCGAAGGACATTGAGCGAAGCCAGGTAGTTAAAGATATATTGGAAGTGTATGGAGACGAAGTATGAATGAATGGGAAATGCATCATTTGTTTTTTTGAATACTTATCAGGGCATGAGCGGCAATAATTGTTTCTACATTGTTTGGTTTCGAGAGGGTTTTTGACGATTTCAAAATGTGATTGAGTTTTGTCTTTCGCATCGTGGCGAAATGAGATAAAATCGACAGGTCGTTCATTACGTAATATTCACTATGAATAACTTTAATCCTTTAAGTTAGAAATCTAACACGTTGGACGAATCGATCTGATGATTTTCTCGTTCATTGAAATCAAAACAGCACAGGGGGCATTTACGGTTTTGTTGAAGCCATTTCGTAATGCAAGGCGTGCAGAAGTAATGATTACATAAAGTTTTAGATATTGTACAATTGCTCATGTTCTCGAATGATTCCAAACAAATGCTGCAGGAGTTGTGTTCTGTGTCAATCACTTCATCAAAATCTACTGTATTCATAGCACTTTCCATGTCAATCACGCCATGATTTACAGATCCTATCATCTCTGAAATAATGTTATTCATTTCATATGAGTCCACCAAATCTTCTAGATGTATCATGCGTAAATTGCTAGACATGATGTTTGACGTATTTATATTGACACCAACTGAGTGGTTTTGTAAGAAAGTGTTTAACATAGGGTTTAACATGTTCAAAATGCTATTTCTGTGTTGACAGACCTCCATGTGTGAGATATAGTCTGTAAATGGAATGTGTAAACCACATATTTCACAAGGGATGGTTGGATTATCGTCTTCGTTGTACAGTGATTGCATTGATATAAAAAAAGAAAAAATTGAAGAAAAACCAATTAAAGGTAGGGCTCTATGTATAAATTTATTATGATATACGACGATTACGACAGATATTGTGAAGACTATATTGAAAAGTATGGGAAGGAGACGGTTGTTTTGATGGAAGTAGGCTCTTTCTACGAGTTGTATGCAGTTCATAACTCTCACGAGACGTCTGGAGCAGATATTTATAACATAGCTAGTTTATTGAATATAACTGTTACTCGGAAAAACAAAAAGATATTACAAAATTCTAGAAGCAATCACTTACTTGCAGGATTTCCAAGTATCATGTTGAGTAAATTCATTTCTATTTTGATAAATGCAAACAAAACAGTTGTTCTTGTCGAGCAGATAAGTCTTCCTCCAAATCCGAAACGGGAGGTGACGAGAATTTACTCCCCGTCGACATATGATGAGTTGATATTTCATAACGAGTCGACTAATTACTTTATGCACGTGTACCTTGAATGTATTGGCCAGTCAGGATTGTCCGTTGGTGTATCCTGTGTCGACTTAAGCACGGGGAAAACCTTTGTAGAAGAAATCAACAGTAAGGGAGATAAGAGTGAAGTGTTTGAAAAGTTATTCAAAATTCAGAACAATTTTCGTCCGAAGGAAGTCATCATGTCAAGCTTAACAGCTGTTGATAAAGCAGATATAGACTGTGTGACAAATGTTTTTAAAAATTGTAAGGTTTACAACAAAGTGAATCAGTTGATACATGATGTGTCAAAAATGGTGTTTATTGAAAATGCTTTGTCTAGGTATTATCAAAACGAATCGCAGCTGACGATGGTTGAATACCTCGATTTAGAAAGGATGCTGAACGGTGTAATCTCATATTCTTATCTTCTCGAGTTTCTTTATCATACTAACCCGCACCAGAGAAGAGATTTGCAGAAGCCAGAGCGACATTTTGATGACGACAATCTTGATATTTCTTATAACGCGACAGAACAATTGAACATATCCTGTGGTGATGTGTCAGTATTAGATATCATGAATAATTGCAAGACGTCGATAGGTAGAAGATATTTCAGAGACAGAATAATGAGACCCTCACGTTGTGAAGATATTATCAAAAGTTCATACGCGATGATCGAGTCATTTTCATGTCTTGACATCGAAAGTATAAGGACAGAACTGTCGACAATAAAGGATATAGAAAAAATAAAAAATAAAGAGGTTAGGAAGTTTATTCCTATTGACGTATTAACAATATGGCAATCAGCGTGTACATTGACAGATATGGTGAAAAGGTATGCTTTGAGATCTGCAGATTTTATTAGTCTCGTTGAGTATATGTCTAGTGTGTTTTCATTAGATTCAGACGAGTTCTTCAACATAGGATCCAATCTCAGCATGGAAAGTGCTAATATTTTCAAAGATAAAGCAAGTTTTATTGAGCTGAGAAATAGAATAGATTCAAGTGTGGACGCTTTCCATCGGTATGTCAAGAATATACCTGAAGCAATACGTGATCACTTCAAGGTTGAATCCAACGAAAAAGATGGTTATTACATCGTTTGTACACCAAAGAGATTCGAGAATCATCGAAAAAATTACAAAGATCTGTTTGCAAAATGCAAATTTGATACTGGTAAAACGAGTACAAAGATTTTCATCGATGAGGAACGCCAACTGAACGCGACGATCCGTAGATCAGAGGCTGATCTATTGCAGTTGATAGATGGTAGATTCAGAGAATCAGTTGATTACATAAAGGTACATCATATGAAAGATTTGAATGAAATGGTTTCGCTTGTTGAATTCATCGATTTTTATTCGACATGTAACTATAATAACATAAAATATCAATTGAGAAAACCAGAATTGCTTGGAAATGGAACTACCAAGCCAGGATATCTAAAAGCAACTAACATAAGACACCCCATAATTGAAAATATTTCAAAAAAGACACGCTACATCGGAAATGACGTTGAGTTGAATGGAGAAGGGATGGTATTATACGGTGTGAATGCTTCCGGTAAAAGCAGTTTCATGAAATCTTTGGGAATATCTGTGATTTTAGCACAATCTGGCTGCTATGTTCCTGCTGATAGTTTTCAATACAAACCGTTTCATAAGTTATTCACACGGATAACAGGACACGATAATATTTACAAAAATCAATCTACTTTTGTACTTGAAATGTCAGAGTTGCGCCGAATTTTGCAACATGCAGACGATCACACGATGGTGATAGGCGACGAACTCTGCTCGGGAACCGAAACTGTATCAGCGGTGTCTATAGTTTCTGCAGGGATTAAGTATCTTTCGAATAGAGGAACATGTTTCGTATTTGCAACACATTTGCATGAATTAGTGAACCATATAAATGATTTTGCAAAGATTTTTCATTTAAGCGTCACAAGAGATGGAAAAGATATTGTGTATGATAGGATTATAAAGCCAGGAATCGGCGATACGCTATATGGTCTTGAGGTATGTTGCTCATTGGACATGAATGAGGAGTTTTTGATGATGGCATATAACGTACGAAATAAGTATAATTCAGATTCATTACTAAATACTTCTAGATATAATTCAAAAAAATTGAAAAACAGTTGTGAAATATGTGGCAGTAAGACAAAGGTAGATATTCATCATATTGTGGAGCAACAATTTGCCGATGAAAACGGCAATCATGAATCATTTCATAAGAACGATCTGCACAATTTGGTACCTTTGTGTAAAAAATGTCACGACGCGGTTCATAAAGGTGAGATTGAGGTTCATGGATATGTATCAACAAGTCGAGGTATACGGTTCAAATACGACATTAAGCAAGGAGCGAATTTAGTTGAAGATGAAGAATTTAGATCAGCTGTTTGTTCATTGCGTAAAGGTTGTTCTAGTGATTCAGAATTACTTGAATTACTTGAAAATTGTTACGGTGAAAAATTTACAATAAATAAAATAAAAAAAATATTGAAGGAAAATTTATTTGTATAAGTAACAGTGAATAATGTTACCTTTAGCCGATAAAGTGTTTATAGCGCTATTGACAGTTCTTGCAGGCTTCCATTTTAAGAATTCACAATTCTCAGAAGTTGAATATGTGCGATCAAAGATAGACAAACGGAGTTATATGGTAAGAAGTCTTCCAAACAAACAAAATGCAGCTAATTTGCTTGCTAAAGTCAACCGAAGGCTTATTTTACTTGTTGAGCACATGAATGAGAACGTCGATGATTTCGACGAGGCAGACGTTAAAAGGCTTGTTGGTAATTTCAACCCTGACAACATATCTGAAGGTACAGAAAAAGCGAATTATACATCATATAGTGTCAATAAGGGTGAAAAAATTATATTTTGTCTGCGGTCGAGGGATGGCAAGGATAAGCTTATAGATATCAACACGTTGATGTATGTTGCTATTCATGAATTAGGGCATTTGATGACAGAAGAGATAGGTCATCCTCCTTCATTCTGGATCAATTTCAAAATACTGTTGGAAGAGGCTATTGATTTAGGGCTTTACAAAGCCGTGAATTACTCTGAAAAACCCGTGAAATACTGTGGTATGCAAATACAATCCACAATTTTGAATGATTCCATGAGTTGATGCCAAGTAAGAACGCTTGCATGTGAATGTATGTCTCGCTAAACTTGGCCCCTGACCTCTCTTACGATATTAAGCTTTTCAACGACTGAACAAGCGCTTCTTTTTCTGATAGTATCTGATAGTATCTGAAAGTATCTACAACCAAAATTTCCAAAGTTTCCCGATTCATCGCTTGATACGGTGTCCGGCCATTAAGGTCCTTCGCCTCGATATCTGCGCCTTTCTGCATCAGCAACTTAACAATTGCTGTGCGTTCCAGTTTCGAAGCCACATGAAGAGCAGTGGAGCCATGCTTGTCCTTCGCCTCGATATCTGCGCCTTTCTGCATCAGCAACTCAACAACTGCTTCGTGTCC